AAACAGCATATTGCTAACAAGAACGAAAAAATTATCACAGAGGCATTAGTAAATTAATTGGTATTTGACCATTGTTAAGTATAACGCCTACACCTATAGCAGGTTTTTTACCATACTTAGCATAAGCCATTGCATAACTATCGTGGTCTATACCACATCCTACTTGCATACCAAAAACTCTAAATCTTTTGCCTACATAGTGTTCACAATATGCTTGTGTATGTAGGTGGCCTTGTACTGTATTCATCATATCAGCACGACATTTAGTACGAGCAGTACCACCTTCGCCATGTATATACTGTACACCATCTAATTCTAAGCGTTCCACGAAGTTCCAATTAGGCACCTCGAGAACCTCTTTATATGTTCTTATCCATTTGCTAGGTATAGAACTCGTTTGTGCCTTACGCATACACATTCTATCATGGTTGCCGAGTATAACTGTTGCATTTGGAAACGCTTTGTACCAACGACTAATCCGAGATATTGCTAACTCTAACTCATCTGCACCACCTAAACCATCTGCATCTGTTTCATGATAACTACTATAGTGGTTGTCTATAATATCTCCTATAAAAATAATATCTGTGATAAAAAACCTTTCTTTTTGTTCAATACAAAAATCTAAGTATTTATCTAAACAGAATGGCTCATGCAAATCACCAATACATAGAACATTTCTACTATTGGAACGTACATATTTTAAAGCTTTAATTTCCTGTTTTTTTAAACGATATCTATTGGATAGCACCTTTGCCTAAATCTGCTACACCTTGTGCGCCTGTTAAAGTAACCAATGCCCAAAATATCTCGCTTACTGCATCTTCAGAAACGCCTAATGCTCTTGCAACTGCAGGAATTACTATTGCTGCAATGGTAAACCAGACCTTTTTAGATTTAAGTATTGTTAAAATTAAATATTCTTTCATTTTTATTTATTTAAGTTAATAATCATATGTCCATATCACTCCTAAATCTTTGTTAAAATCTAAATCACAATGAATAAAATTTCTTCCTAATCCTATCCTAGTAAATCCGACTTCTAACAAAGCGCTAAGTATAAGAAATCTTTGTCTGTTATTTGTATAATGTATATCTGCTGCTAATCCTTTAAGATGAGAACTACCTACTCTGCCACCAACTTTTTTATTCCATTCTTCTGTTCTATATCCACTTGTTATACGAAATGGTATATTTGCTATGCCTCTTGCCTTATCTAACAACTGTATAAAAGTTCCATCCATATCCTTTCCACTCTCTGGTTTATCTGGACTATCAAACTCAGAAAACTTAAAATATTTTAGATACATTAATTAAATTTTGTGAATTTATATATTGTGTATGTTATAGCTAAGACAAGAGATACGAATGTAAGTATCTCGTTTACCTGCGCTACGCTAACTCCTATGGCACTAACGTTTGCTAGTCCTACTTGTGCTGTGTCTTTTATCTCGTTCATTTCTTAAATAGCATTTTAGTGCCTTTTCATTTTTTGGTTTTGGTTTATATCCTACTTTCCTCATCTACTTATGTCTGCAGTTAGGAAATCATCTAATGTAATTTTACCTGGTCTTTCATCCATTTTTTCTAAGTTTATTCCACTATAGAATGCAGTTTTATCAGGTTGTACATCTGCGCCACTAGAGGTAGAATATTCAGGAAAAAGGCTATTGTTATGCCTTAGATAATCAATTAGTCTTTCTGTATAGAACTCTGCTGTATTTCTTACTTCTTCTCTTAAGTCAAGTGCCTCATCTCTAGATAATGGTGTACTATTCTCTGCGTTCTTCTGGACTATGTTATTGTTCATAATCTTATATCTTAGAAAAGGAATACACTCAAAGAAACTCCAATGCACCAATGTGTCTTGTATATAATCCTCTACAAGTGTTTGGTAATTACCTGTTAATGATGAGCCAGATATGTCGCTTTGTAATTTCTCAAATAGGTCAGTTCCTAAAACACGTTCAATATGTTTTTTCTGTGCTACTTTAAGATATGGTAATAAAAACTCTACATCCACGTTTCCTGTGATTGCAGTAGAATCTTTTAACTTATTTTCTGATATGAATAAAACGTAACTCATCTTGCTTATCTTTTATTTACAAACCCCTGGTTTGGCATATCTATTGGCGCAACAGATACTTCTTGTGCGTTTCTAGGTAATTTAACTCCTCTACTTTTTGCTTGTGTTGATGTTATAACCTCATCACTATTTTTTGGTCTATTTCCTTTTTGTACAAGTATAATTCTAAACCATTTATGGTAGCAATTGGCGCCTCCTTTGTATTTCCAGATTGAGTATTTATCAGAGCCACCTCTCCCCCATCCTGGATTAACTGCTCTTTTTCCCATCTCTAGGATATCTTCTTTTCTATATATTTTATTAGCTGCTAACATTTTTCTGCAAAATTCTCTTTCACCAGACTTTTTACCTGCATATCTATATCTAACTCTATAAATGTGGTCTTTATATTTCTCTTGGTTTGTAGTTTGGTCTTGTCCACTTTTTCTATTTGGATATGCGCTACCTGTACTTGCTAATTGGATATGGTTTGCGTTAAGTTCGTTCTCAAAATTAAAATCTTCCATTTCGTCGCCTGTATCCTCTTCATTTATTATTTCCCACTCATCATCCATTTCTTCTCCAAACTCTGCTAAGAACGCCTCTAATTCTGTTTTATGCGTACAGGAATCATCACATTCCTCTAAGTTTTTATCACAACCACAATTTTTGCTTAGTTTTGTTGTACAATCTCCATCACAAGTATCTAAATTCTTTTCACAATTACAATCTTTGCCTAAATTGGTAATTTGGTCGTGGTTAGCGCATGGCATATATACAGTCTTACCATTGTATTCGTGTTCATGGTATCCACTACAACCTAACTCCTCTGCTTTTGCAATAGCTTCTTCTTTACTATCATAAACAGGCATACCATCTATCTCTGCTACCTTTTCTAACTCTTCTTCTTCTGCAACAACCTCGGTATCTTGTAATGGTGCAAGACCAATCATTTCTCTTATTTCGTCTTGTGTCATTACTTCTTTCATATCTTCTACACCAAACACACTTGCTATAGGTTGTACTTGTTTTATAGATATAGGTAGGTTAATGTTATTTACTGTTAATATTTTAGTAATTATTTTAAGTATATGTTCTTGGTATGGTTTTATAACAGTAGATTGGTATATCTCAAAGGCTTGCATTAGTTCATCACGTCCACCGAGTTGTCCTTCTGTTTTTACTCCTAATAACATTGGACTTGTAACTCTATGTCCAATCATTATATTTTGTGTAAGTAATTCTTGTAAAGCAACATACTGCTTATCTGCGTTGCTCATACTAATTGGAGTTATCTCTGCCGCTCTATCTTTGCTGTCAGAAAAAGACAAAACAAAACGTCCACTTGCTTTTTCTCCTGTAAACTTCTTTTCTATACTTCTCTCTATTTGTAAACGCTCCTCTTGTGTTGGTATTCCATTGTTAAAGTTTATGAAATAGCTACCAGAGAATCCATTTTGTATATTGTTTAGATGAAATTCGCTAACTTTTTGGTCAATAAGTGCCCAATTACAACAAGAACTATAATCTGGTGTATAATACATTTCCATATTTGGACTATATAGACCAGTATATAATATCTGACTAGGACTTGTCCTATCGTTCATACTAAATGCAGGTATTTCCTGTGGTTTATTTTTTCTAGTATTTTTCCAATCTGCGCTTATATAATATTTATCTACTCTACCCATTTCATTTGGTAATCCTACTCTAAGTCTTTCTGCAGGTATATGATATATCTCGCTTATTTCTGTTCTGTCTTTACTCCATATGATATTTAATGCAAAACCACCTTGTAGTTTAAAGTCAAAAGCGCATTTTTTTATAACCTCATGTAGTGTTTCATTACTATTTGCTTTTGCTATAAATTTTTGTAGTTTGACATATGCTTCTAGGTTATCTGTTTCTTCTGCCACTATTTCTTGACCTGCTATCATTTCGCTTGTTGCATTTATGATTGCCGCATGTGTTGAACTATTATAATATAAATCTATAAGAAATTGAGGATATAAATTTCTAAATTCATCTGTACCATACTCTATATAATCTTTACCTCTTATTTCCTGTATGATAGGAGCAGTAGATGTTTCTAGATTAATATTTATAATATTTTCTTTCATATATCTTTTTTCCAATTGTCATTATTTATAGCTTCTAATATTTCTGCGTGTGTATATGTATCAACGTCATTTAAAAAAACAGGTGTTTCACCTTCCCACTTTGCAATAAATAGCAATCCATCATTAGATACTCTTATTGTTTCTCTACTAGACTGTAACACTTGGTTGAAATCAAATATTAATTTGCCATTAGCGTCCACCTCATCTAATAGTTCTATATTACATATTGCGTATTTTCTCATATTAACTTGGTACGTCATTTGTTATATCTGCTTCACTCATATTCGTCATAAATCCTGGTACACCATTTACTTCTTTTACTGATACGTCGTCTATTTCAAATTCATCATTAACTGTCGAACCTCCTATTGTTATTGAACCTGTATTGGTTTGAGTTGACCAGTCAGCAGCTACAATATAAAAAACATAATCAGCAAAACTTGATGTTATAGTTTGGTTAAATCCTACCTTATAACCTTGACCTACTTGAAAATTACCTGTACCAACTGTTTGTCTTGCTCTAAATGTAATTTTATAGGTTTTATCAATAGCCATACCAACATTTTGATTTAATGACCAATTATTGCCTGTGCTACTTAAAGAACCATTTGCTATAACCTTACCTACACCACCACTAATTGTACTACCATTAAGTTTATTCCAGCTGCTATCTGTTGAATAATCACCATTATCAACTAACTCACTACCTAAACTAGGCGCTACCATATCACATATTAAAGGATGTGTGTCTAATATACCATCACCCATTCTATAATAGTTTTTAAGATTTGATGAAGTATAAGGTATAGAATTTAATATAAGGTTAGTAGCTACATATTTTTGTTCTTGTAACATTATGTTAGACAAAATTATAGAAGCACTTGCACCACTTGGATTTCTAAGAATAAAATTATTGTTAGAGCCTTGTCTTGTATATATGAATGAGTGGTCGCCTACTGTGCTTGTAATTGCTTCGTAACTATCTCCGTCATAGTGTTGTAAAGACGTACCGTTATTTTGTACGACAGTATAACTAACTTTGTATTTTTTGCCTGCACTCGTTGGGGCAGGTATAGAATATAATCTAGCTTGTCCTGAATCAGTACCTGATAATTCACCACCGTTTTCAACAATAGTTAGCTTACCAT